CCCGAAATTACGAGCTTATCGTTGATACTGATATAAAGCCAACGCTCAGTGCTACGGATGAAGAGCTCGACAAATTTATTCAAGATCTTCCGCTATGTTCTGGTGGTAACGTAATTCAAGCAAGAGATTACCAAATAGATGCTTTTAAAAAGGCTACTAAGTCCCAACGAGCTATCTTATTATCTCCTACTGGATCTGGCAAATCGCTTATTATTTATATGCTTTCGCGTTATTTTCTATCAAAAGATATGGATAGAAAGGTTCTTATCGTAGTTCCTACTACTTCGCTCGTTGAGCAGATGACGAAAGATTTTAATGATTACTCGACTAATGATCCAGAATTTGATACTGAAGAAGATGTTCATAAGATATACTCTGGAAAAGAGAAATTTGATATTAATGCGAGCGTTGTTATTACTACATGGCAAAGCGCTATAAAATTACCTCTTGATTGGTTCATATCTTATGGCATGATTGTTGGAGATGAAGCTCATACGTTTAAAGCTAAGAGTTTAACCACAATCATGAATCGGTTAAATAAAGCATATTTTAGAATTGGAACAACTGGTACTCTCGATGGTGGTCAAGTAAACGAATTAGTATTAGAAGGAAGCTTTGGCCCCACATACAAGGTGACATCAACAAAGGAATTAATCGATTCAGAAACATTAGCTGATTTAACTATTGAGTCATTAGTGCTTAACTATTCAGACGAGGTTAAAAAGTTAATGGCTAAAGCTAAGTATCAAGACGAAATAAATTTTATTGTCTCAAATGAATCTCGTAACAAATTTATAACAAATCTCACTTTAGATCAGAGCGGTAATACACTTGTGTTATACAACCTTGTAAACAAACACGGGAAGGTCTTATATAAGATGATTAAAGATCGGGCAAAGGATCGAAGTGTATTTTTCGTATCAGGAGAAGTAAACGCAGAAGAAAGAGAACGAATCAGAGAATTGACCGAAAAGGAAACAGGTGCGATTATTGTGGCGTCAGTTGGTACATTCTCGACTGGAATTAATGTGAAAAATCTGCATAATATTATATTTGCAGCACCAACAAAATCTCAAATTAGGGTTCTTCAGTCTATCGGCCGTGGATTACGAAAATCTGATTCTGGACAAGGGACAGTCGTTTATGATTTAGCTGATAACCTTTGTTGGAAGAAGCATAAAAACTATACGCATTCTCATGCTATAAATAGAATTAAGATTTATGCTAAAGAAGGTTTTAATTATAACATACATGAGGTACCAATGAAATGAATAAATATTATGAAGAATTATATGGAGAGAATCTATTTACATATAGGTTGTCTGATGGTACATACCTTATAGCTGAAGAATTGGATGTAGATGAAGATAATGGAGCAATATATGTCGCTAATCCTCTTGAGTTAATAAGAGATAGCACTATGGTTAAACTAAGACCATGGGTTATAGTTGATCAAGATGATATCGTAGAATTGAATTCAACGAATATAATATCTAGAAGTAATTCTAGCGAAGCAGTAATATCATATTATTTAAAATATATTGCTTACGAGAAACTTCTGACTAATATCAGTAATATTGATAAAGACGTATTAAATCAAGATGATAATGATGAACTTGATAATCTAGATTCAATGGATGACTTCTTTGATAAGTTGAATAAATCTTCTGAATGTCGATGGGATTGGAAAGCTAACTGAGGTATTGGTTGGTTGATTATATCAATTATAACACTTTATATGTAATAAGTAAACCTTAAAATTAACTATTTACAAATGTGATTAAATAGAGTATAATATACATTATGAAAAAAGAAGAACCAGCTAAAAAACCAGCTAAGCGCGTACGTCGTGCCAAAGAGCATTATGTCAATAATAAAGAATTTTCCCAAGCAGTCGTCGATTATGTTAATAGCGTTAATGAATCTCGCACAGAAGGAAAAGACGAACCAGTAATTACTGATTATATTGGTAGATGCTTTTTAAAGATAAGTGATGGTCTATCACACAAACCAAACTTTATCGGATATACATATAGAGAAGAGATGGTGATGGATGCAGTAGAAAATTGTATCAAAGCTATTATGAATTATAACGTTGAGAAAGCAACACGAACTGGATTACCAAATGCGTTTGCATATTTTACTCAGATATCATATTTCGCGTTTCTCAGACGTATCGCTAAAGAAAAGAAACAACAAGACATTAAAGAAAGATATATTGCCTATGCAGGCGTAGATGCATTTGCTGATTTTGATTCAGATATGCCCAAATTAGATTCAGAGAATATCATTAATACTATTCGTTCAAAGAATCAGTCTATTAAAGATAAAGATACTGCTATTAAAGAATTTAAAAAGAAGATTAAGAAGGAAGACAAAGATACACCTGCCCGCGGTGTTGAACTTTTCTTTTAATATATTATGAGTAAAATTGCTATTTTGAATGACACACATTTTGGTGTCAAGAATGGATCGGCTATATTTATGGATTATGCATCAAAATTCTTTGATGAGGTATTTTTTCCATATTGTGTCGAGAATGATATTAAACAAGTTCTGCATCTTGGGGACTTCTTTGATCATCGTAAGTATGTTAATTATAAAGTATTAGAACATGCGTATGAGTGTTTTATTTCTAAGCTATACGAGCATGATATGACAATGGATATTATTCCTGGAAATCATGATGTATATTGGAAAAATACCAATTCTCTTAATTCTCTTCAACAGATTTTAACACAATATAAAGACCGAATCACTATTCATTTAGATCCAGCTTATAAAGAGTTTGATGGACTAAGCATCGGATTTCTACCGTGGATGACACAGGATAACCACGATCAATGCATGGAGTTTATTGCTAAATCCAAATCATCTATACTTGTTTCGCATTTAGAATTACAAGGATTTGAGATGGGTAAAGGATTACCTGTTTCTTCGCATGGACTAAATGCGAGTTTATTTTCTCGATATGAAATGATCTTATCTGGTCACTATCACACAAAGTCCAATAAGAACAATATTCATTATCTTGGAACACAAATGGAATTGACTTGGTCCGATGCTGGTGATCCAAAATATTTCCACACTATCGATACCCAAACTCGTGAATTAGTACCAATAAGAAATAAATATGTACTTTTTCGCAGAATAAGGTATAATGATACAGAAACCGAAACAATAACTAAAAATGATATTAATGGAACATACGTAAAGATCGTAGTTGTTTCAAAAAAAGACCTTTATGAATTCGACAAATTCATTGACCGCATTCAATCATATGAACCCTTTGAAGTTAAAATCGTTGAAACTTTTGATGAATATGTTGGAGAAAATGTTAGTGATGATACCGTATCTACAGTCGACACACCTACACTGCTTAATACCTATGTTGATTCTATAGAAACTGATTTAGAAACCGACAAACTCAAAGGCATGCTTCAGGAATTATTTGTCGAAGCTCAACAAATGGAATCTATATAATGCTAATATTTGAATCTATATCTTATAAGAATTTCCTATCAACAGGAGATACACCAACAGTTATACCATTAAACAAAGATTCGGCAACTCTTGTTGTAGGATCTAATGGTGCTGGAAAATCAACAATGTTGGATGCAATATCATATGCATTGTTTGGTAAACCTCATCGTAATATCAATCGACCTCAATTAGTCAATAGTATTAATAATAAAAAACTACTTGTTGAGGTTCAGTTCACTATTGGACCAAACAAATATCGCGTTGTTCGAGGTATGAAGCCAAACATTTTTGAGATCTATCATAATGATAAGCTTCTTAACCAAGAATCACACAGCCGTGACTATCAAAAGATTCTTGAAACTAATATTCTTAAACTAAATCATAAGTCATTTCACCAAGTTGTTGTTCTTGGATCAGGCAACTTTATACCATTTATGCAGCTTCCATCACACCAACGTAGGAATGTGATTGAGGATCTACTCGATATTGGTATTTTTACAAAGATGAATACGCTCGTTAAGGACAGATGTTCAAAAATAAAGAGTGATATTCTTGATACAGATCAACAAATCAATATCATTAAAGAGCAAATCTCTCTTCAAACAAAGCATATCACCGAGTTAAAGAATATCGATATTCAGCAGTCTACAAAGGCTCTTAAACAAATCGAGTCTATATCTACAGAAATCGATCTTCTCGAAAAGCGAAATAATGAGTTACAGTCTAACTATGATGAGGTTGCTCCTTCTCTTTTAAAGAAAAAGAATGCTGCTATTGATAAACAAAATTCTTTAAATGAGTTTAAAATTCAAATTAATACAAATATCAAAAAGGTTGTAAAAGATGCTAGGTTCTTTGAAGATAACGATTGTTGCCCTACATGTGATCAGACGATTAGTAGTGAAGTAAAGAAGGCTAAAAACCTTGAAGCCCAAACAAAGGCGCAGGAGTTAAACGATGGCTTAAAGGTATTAGAAGACAAAATCAAAAGTGCAAATGCCAAGTTCGATGCTACGAATGAAGCATATATAAAGATACAAGATATTCTATCTGATATTAGATCTAATCAAAATCTAGTTAGCAATTTACACAAACAGATGTCAGGACTTCAAAATCAGAATAACTCAGTTAATAAGCTAACTGATACAAAGGAGGCAGAAGCTGACTTAGATAAGAGAAAGGTTCAATACGAAGAAACACTTCAAAACAAATCATCGCAGTTAGAAACGAGATCATATTATGATGCTATTGGTGAATTGCTCAAAGACACTGGAATCAAGACAAAGATTATTCGCCAATATCTTCCAGTAATGAATAATCTTATTAATAAGTATCTTAACATCTTAGACTTCTTTGTCAAATTCGATTTAGATGAATCATTCAATGAAACAATCAAATCTCGCCATCGCGATGAATTTAGTTATGCTTCCTTCTCTGAAGGAGAAAAATCACGGATTGATTTGGCTCTGCTTTTTGCATGGAGACAAATTGCTCGAATGAAGAACTCTGCTAATACAAACTTACTTATACTTGACGAAACATTCGATTCATCTCTTGATGTGGATGGAGTTGATAATTTGCTTAAGATTTTATATAGCCTTAAGAAAGATACGAATGTCTTTATTATCTCTCATAAGAAGGACGTCCTCGATGGTAAATTTCCAAGTAAAATCGAGTTTGAGAAAGTTAATAACTTTAGTCGAGTAAGTACCAATGGATCAATATAGCCAAGACATTAAGAATAATATAATCGCGATTACTAACTCGCGAAGAAATAGTGACCCCGACCAAATCGATGATGAGCTTTTTCGTCATCATATGGTGAATCATATGTTACCTGAATACGAGACAAAACATAATAAAAAGGTAAAGTATGGATCTTATGAGGAAATTATTAAGCAAATAGAGGTTCCATAATTTTGTGATTATTCTACAACTAAAAATACAAAAGCTCTTAAGTAGATGACGGGTAACAGTTTGTTAATGGTTTACATATTCTAGTTTATATAGTATAATATATCTATATCAGTTAATTAGAATATGGAAAAAATATTAGATCTTCAAAATCAATCATCTCTGGCCAAACTATTGGCTACTGAGAATATTACTGTCACGCACAATAAGTCTTTATCGACTGCTTACTTCGACGTTAAGAATCGAGTACTTGGTCTTCCAGTTTGGAAGGATCAAGGTAAGGTTGTATATGACATGCTTGTAGGCCACGAGGTTTCACATGCGCTGTACACCCCACATGCAGAGTTCGAAAAGTTCCTTGAAGAAGAAGGTCGTTCTCACTTTGATATCCTTAATATTGTTGAAGACATTCGCATCGAGCGTTTGATCAAACTCAAATACGCTGGAATGCCTCGCATTTTCAATGGAGCTTACAAGAAATTGGTCGAAGGTGACTTCTTCAAAGTCGAAGGTAAGAACATTGAAGAATTAAACTTTCTCGATCGTCTTAACCTTAAAGCAAAAATTGGACCTCACGCTGACATTTCTCTGTCTGACGAAGAGCTTGCAATTTACAACAAGTGCCTAAAGGCTGAAACATTCGAAGATGTTGTTGAACTTTACCACGAGATCAAAGAATTTATTGCTGAAGAAGCCAACAAGAAAAAAGAAGAAGAGTCAAACGAATCTCCTTCTGACAATCAAGAAGGTGACGAAGGTGTTAGTGAATCTGCTGATGGTGACGAAGCTGATAGTAACGAAGAAGAAGGTAACACACCTTCTAACGGTGGCGAAAGCGAAGATGATTCTGACGATGGCGAAGAAGCCGAAGGCGAATCTGCTGAAGATACTGAAGACGGCAACGAAGCTTCGTCCGAAGACATCAAATCAGATGATGACGAAGAGTCGAATGGAGAAGCAACTTACACTAATGGTGCTGGTGCCGCAAATGACGCTGCTGAAGATTCCACCGAAGAGTACAAGTCTGAAACTCTCGAAGCTTTTGAAAACAACATTCAAGAAGAAACTACTCGTGATAGTAGTCGCATTGATATTGCTATGATGCCGCTCAAAAGCGCTATTGATAAGTGTGTTATTCCTTATCGCAAAGTTTTAGATGCACGTCCAAAAATCGAGGATTTATTTAGCAGTGGTATTTATTCAAAATGTGCAGATCACAACGATCGTTATGTCAAACTAAAGAAGCTTGTAAACAAAAGAGCTTCTGTACTTGCTCGCGAGTTCGAACGTCGTAAAGCATCATACCAATACTCACGAGCTCAAGAGTCTCGCAATGGTACGATCGACGTGAATAACTTGCACAAGTACAAGTACGATGATCAAATCTTCAGCACCACAATGCGTTTGGCTGATGCTAAGAGTCATGGCATGATTTTCTTTATTGACTACTCAGGTTCAATGAGTTATGTACTTAAAGATGTGTTAGAGCATACTCTTAATCTAATTCAGTTTTGCAAAAAGGTTGGAATTCCATTTCAAGTCTATTCATTCACTTCACTTCATACTCAAAACAGTCTTGGGCAAAACGAAAACGAGTTCGATATGTCAAACGTTGTTATCGCTGAATTGTTCTCAAGTGACATGAAAAAGGCAGAATACGAGCAAGCGTTCAAGACAGTTGCATATCAAATCCTTTTTTCTGGTAGCCGCTTCAATGATCAATTTACTTCAAAGTACGAACAACTTGGTGGCACACCTCTTGATCACACCTTAATCGCTGCTCACACACTTGTTAAGAACTTCAACAGAAAGCATGCAGTTCAAAAAACCAATGTGGTTATACTTAGCGACGGTGATTCACACCACTGCTGGCCACAAAGTAGCAAATACACATCACGTAAGCTTGTCTTCAGTATCAATAAAAAGCAATACTCGATTGATCGGTATCGTGCTACTGATCAACTTACTGAAGTGCTTAAGAAAGCTACTGGAGCAACACTCATTGGTTTCTTCCTTCCAGGTGACAAACGAATCATAAAGGTCAAAGTTCGCGAAATGGGTGGATATGATGCTCTTAATAAAAATGTGATAAAGTATAGGAAAGATGGTTTCTTCCATTCTACCGAGTGCAAAGGTTATGATTCATACTTCTTACTTCCTGACAATCTTAAGACTCCCGAAGACGAGTTTCACTTTGATTCTACTGAAGTAACAAATAGTCGTACAGCTCAAACTCGCCTTGCTAAATCATACGCAAAGCATAATGTTAAGAATCGCCAAAACCGCATCATTCTCACTAAGTTCGCTGAAATGATTGCTTAACATTTTTTAAATTTTGAGTCTTTTCATACACAAAACGCATAAACTATTGCCTATCAGTTATATGAAAATGTGTACAAATACCTCAGATATGGTATAATATATCTATAACAGTTAATTAGTATACATTATGAATAAGTCAGAACTCACAGAAAAACTCAAGTCACTCCCGCAGTCGACTTTCAAAAACCAAGAGATTCTCTCTCTTGCTGCCGAAAATGGTATCTCTCATAACGAAGCGTATAAGATCATACGTTCTATGTATAAAGTCGCTCGCGGCGTTTATTCATTCGTTGCACCTTCTGCTCCAACACCTACAGCAGAACCTGCTCCTTCGACAGTAATCGCAAATCATGTTGAACTTCGAGGTGTTGCTTCTGTTGTTAACGATGAGATTTACGTTCCATCGGTAGATCCTACATATATTAAGTGGGGTGAGTATAGCACCGTTATGAAGATCATTAAGTCGAAGCTCTTCTTTCCAGTGTATGTCTCTGGTCTTTCTGGAAATGGCAAGACTATGATGATCGAGCAAGCGTGTGCTAAGGCAAAACGCGAGTACGTTCGAGTACAAATTTCACCTGAAACCGACGAAGATGATTTGATCGGTGGCTTTCGCCTCATCAATGGCGAAACAGTTTTCCAAAAAGGACCAATCATCAAAGCGATGGAACGTGGTTGTATCTTACTCATCGACGAAATCGATCGTGCTACGAACAAGATCATGTGTCTACAAGGTGTACTTGAAGGCAATCCAGTTTTGCTCAAGAAAACTGGACAAGTGATCACTCCTGCTGAAGGCTTCAATGTCATTGCCACAGCAAATACCAAAGGTCGTGGCTCTGACGATGGTCGATTCACCGCAGCTTCTATCATTGACGATGCATTCCTCGAACGATTCGTATGTGCGATTGATCAAGAGTTTCCATCTCCAATGATCGAGAAAAAGATCGTGATGGCTCACATGAGCAAGTTCGGGGTTGAAGCCGAAGAGTTTTGCGATAAGCTAATCGCATGGTCGAACGTTATACGCAAGACCTTTGAGGCTGATGGTGTCGAAGAGATTGTCTCTACTCGCCGCCTATGTCACATCGTTAAGACATACTCTATCTTTGAGGATCGAGCTAAAGCAATCTCAATGTGTATCAGTCGCTTCGACGAAGAAACACGTACAGCATTCCTCGACCTCTACACCAAGATCGACGAGAGTCAATTGACTGAAGATGGTGAAGTTGTTGAATTTGATGAATTTGATGAAATCCCTCAAGATCTCGTAAATCAACATAATGAAGCAAATTTGTAATGAAGATTACATTCATAACTAACTAACTAACTAAAAGTCCTGCCTTTGAGCCTCATAACCTCAAAGGCAGGCAAATTTTTATTAATACGATGACTAAAGAAAAACTAAAAGAGTGGGCAGCATTAGCAGAATCTGCAAAGGAAAAATCTACCAAAGGAGGAATTAAGTTTGACGACAATAAACCTGATTACTCTTTGATTCCACCTAATGCTTTAGAAGATGTCGTAAAGGTACTAACGATTGGGGCAAAAAAGTACGATCGTCATAATTGGAAAAAGCTTGACAACATCGATGATCGTTATTTCGCTGCAGCTCAACGACATCTTTGGGCCTTACAAAAAGGAGAAACTTTCGACGACGAAACCGGCATTCATCATGGAGCTCACGCTATATGTTGTATGATGTTCTTTGTTGAAAATTATTATTTACAAACCAACAAAAATAAAGTATAATATATATTATGAAAATTAGTAAAGAAACACTAGATGTGCTGAAGAATTTTTCAGCGATCAATCCGAACCTCGTGATCGAGCAAGGAAATAAGTTATCGACTATCGCAGAAGCCAAGAATATTATGGCATCATGCGAGGTTGCAGAAACGTTCGATAAGGACATTGGCATATATGATCTTAATGAATTCTTATCTGCGCTATCTCTTATTGAGGATCCAGAGTTTGTCTTTGGTGACACATCAGTAAGTATTAAGTCAGCTCTTACATCTCTCACATATCGTTATGCAGATAAGTCTATTCTTACATCTCCTGAACGTGGTGTTAATATGCCTGAAGCTGAGGTAACGGTTGAGTTATCAGCTGAAGTTATTAATCAAATTCGTAGAGCTGGCGCTGCGCTGAATCACCCTGTAGTGTCAATCACAACAAATGCAAATGATTCTAAGCTATATCTACAGGTAAAGGATCCATCTAACTCATCTTCGAATATTTTTCAGTATGAACTTGATGCATCGTATGATTTAGATGCTGCATTTGATTATCAGTTCCTTATCTCAAATCTAAAGCTTATCGCTGGAGATTATAAAGTAGCTGTAAGTTCTAAGTTAATTTCTCATTGGAAATGTATAAATACCAATTCCGTGGAATATTGGATTGCTCTTGAAAAGACATCCGTTGCGTAACTAATAATAATAATTATATTAAATAATATGAGTGAAGAAGTAAATACACCAGAAGTGCCAAATGAAACAGCGGCACCACAAGAACCACAAATCAGCTTAGCTGATTTTAGCGCAGCATTGCAAGTGATTGACGTATGCACAACTCGTGGAGCTTTCCGCGGTGAGGAACTATCCTCAGTTGGGCAATTGCGTGATCGCCTCAAGGCTTTTGTCGATCATCATGCACCAGCTGATGAGTCTGAAGCAGAAGAAACTTCAACAGAAGAAGCTACATCTGCTGAGTAAGCATTAACTAAGAAGACCTAAGCATGTCTTTATAAACTGCTTATTTTTTGATTTACGTGCATACGCATTAATGTTATATTATATATTATGAATGAATTTTTATGGGTCGAACGTTATCGACCAAACACTATTGAAGAATGTATTCTTCCGCAATCATTAAAAGACACTTTTAGCGAAGTTGTTAAACACGGCGAGCTACATAATATGCTATTAAGCGGTACTGCAGGATTAGGTAAGACTACAGTCGCTCGAGCATTATGCAATGAGCTTAATCTAGAATATCTCTTAATCAATTCATCTGAAGAGAATGGAATTGATGTTCTTCGTTCAAAGATTAAGCAGTTTGCTTCTACAGTATCATTACAAGGTGGCAAGTATAAAGTAGTTATTCTTGATGAGGCGGACTATCTAAATGCACAGTCGACGCAACCTGCACTACGCGGTTTCATTGAAGAGTTTAGTGCTAATTGTAGATTCATTCTTACATGTAACTTTAAGAACCGCATTATTGAGCCTCTCCATTCGCGCTGTTCAGTCATTGAGTTTAATACTAATAAGAAACAACTTGCTGGTTTAGCTGGACAGTTTATGAAGCGGCTTCAGTTTATTCTTGATAAAGAAGGTATTAAGTATAGCAATAAAGTCATCGCTGATCTTATTATGCGCTATGCTCCTGATTGGAGGCGTGTTCTTAATGAATGCCAACGGTATTCAGCTTCTGGTGAAATCACGCCCGATATTCTTGTAGATATGTCTGACCAAAATGTTGCTCAGCTTATTAGTCATCTAAAGACAAAGGACTTTAAGAGTATGCGTAGTTGGGTAACAAATAACTCAGATGTTGATTCAGCAGTAATATTTCGTAAGATCTATGAAAGCTTATACGATTATGCTGAAGGCCAATCTATTCCAGGTATCATTCTTATCTTAGCTGATTACCAATATAAGGCAGCGTTTTGTGCAGATAGGGAGATTAACATTGTCGCATGCCTAACTGAAATTATGGCATCATCACAGTGGAAATAATATGAGTAAGCTATCGCCATTCGATTTCATTAAAAGTATTAATGAACATAAGCCAAACCTACTAAAGGATTGTAAAGCATATGAGGGCGAAGAGCTAATTAGTTCAGATACACCATCTAAACAATATGTTCCGTTTATAATTAATCGCGGGTTTTCTCAGTTTAATGATACTGTCTTATTAGTAAACGAACTTAATGTTCGTCATCAACTTCCTGCTAAAATGCAATATGATTTTCTTTTTTCTGCTATTCGTCCAAGAAAACGTTTCTCAAAATGGGCCAAGAAAGCAAAAGATCCGAATGATTTGCAGCTTATACAAGAAG